CCTTCGTGAGCGGGATTTGCGTATTTACGACGCGAAAGGTAATTTGCTTGTTCAGGAATCCTTGGGAACGGTTATTGATGAATACGGCAATTTGGAACTTAGCGGCACCTCGGGGTCAGGGTCGTCTCAACCAAAGACCAATTCTCTCGGGGTGAAGAAATTTGTCACCTCGCCCGTAGATCCAGCCGAATTGGCGAAAGGGCTGAAGGGTATTGCGGATCATACGAAGGAACTCATTAGGGGGTACGCGCTATCGATCCAAACGGGCATCACCGCCATGATCGCTGGGGCTTCCACGGTCTTTGCTACCATTGGGAAAACGACTGTCTTCACGCAGAATATTGCAGACACCGTGGCCGACGTGCAGGGGATAATTACAGGTGCGGGGGCCATCGCTGATGGAGCGAATGGCATACAAGGGATAGGGGATGTGGGGAAGAAGCTTCGATACCGCCTCTACGTTGGCAAGGGGGAAAAACCCGTTGCTGTCTATGACATTGACGAGGATGGTGGTATCGTTCTTTCGTCAGAAAGCCCAACAGGAATCGCTTTCAACGCAAACAAAGGAAGCCTGAGCCTGTTTTCCAAGCTAGGGATCAAGTTGTTTGGGAAGTCATTCATCTCGACGGTGAACAAAGTTGCCCTCACGGCTGTGGATACGCTCAAACTCGTTTCTGGTGGGAAGATGTCTCGGGCTGCTGGGTCAGATATTGCAGACAGTGCGGAAAATCTTACCCAGGTGGCAGAGTTCGAGGCAGTCTACGGCGCTGGTACAAAACTGAAGATTCAGTGTGTGGACGCCACCGTGGAGTTGACACCAGGAAATGTGAGTGTGCAGACAGGGGGGACGGTGAACGTTACAGGGGGGACTGTAAGCATAACGGGGGGCACGGTTACCATAGTTGGTGCGACCGTGAGTATTAACTAATGCCGATGCCTGAATCAGTGGATGGCGATGCTGTCGGTGGTGGTTCGGTGCAAGCAACTGGGACCGCCACGTCTTATGGGAAAAAGATTACCACACATGGTGATTTTGTACCTTCCCACGTAGGCCCCGCACATCCTCTTGTTCCTATGACCGCGACGGTGCAGGCTTCGCAATTTGCTTACAAAGTGAATGGGAAAGCTGTGTGTCGAATTGGTGATTCAGCGACTTGTGGGGATACGATTTCCCCAGGAGGAGGAAACCTCCTAACCGTAATTGTGGGGCCATAGATGGATCTGCAACGCTGTATTTTTGAAATACTGGCGAAGTTTGGGGTGGCTGAGTTAACAGCCCTTTCTAATTTCATCAATATGAAGATAGACATTTTGGAACTTGAGTTAAACAAGCAGCTTGCTTTCACAAATGTTTTGCAAGATGAGTTTAATGCTATAGATGCCAAGATTCGCGCTGGAGAGGCTTTGTTTGATAGTTATGTTCAATCTAGTACCCTCTTGGGGGTTGCTACTAGCCTGAGCCCAAATTGTGGGAATCTCGGGGGTGTTTTTCAGGGGGCCTTGGACGCAGCAGGTGTTGTTCAGTCGTCTGTCAACGATGCGGTGTGTGTGGCTAGGCAGATCCTCACGGTAAATGGTTTGATCCAGACGGTGAAGAATGAGATCTCGGATGCGATTTCTTCTTTGAAGGATATTGTTGGGATAATCCAATTGATCTTACTAGAAAACGCGAAGGATGTTCCCAAGTTTGTTGGTTCAAAGGTCAAGAAAACGGTGACGTTGCTCCCGAAGGAGTAGTATGCTAACGGTTGACATCACACCAGCGGGCGGAATATTTGTAGAGTTCGTACGGGTGGATATTGTTGCAAGCGACGATGGGAACGTTCCCATTGCTTCTGGGATATTTGAGATTGTGTACACTACGGATGGGACTCTTCCTGAAGTAGACGTTTTTGGAAATCCGCTAGGAACGTCGAAAAAGCGGCGCTCTCCGATTAAGCAATTCCCCATCAAACAGCCCCTGACTCTCAAGTTCTTCGCCCGCACCCTCACAGGTTCCCAGACCACAACCGTCCAAAGTGCCTTCTTCAACCTGACAGAGCTTACAGCCGTGAACGAGATACACACAGTGCCCGAAGACGTTCGAAATTACACGGTGAGAGTCGATAATGGTGACATACAGAAGACAGACAATGGACTCTATGCTATAGTGTACGGGATAGACAAGACCAGGCAGGACGTTAGGGAGGCGATTTTGGTAGAAAACGTGGGACAGGGGATGCCTATTGGGAATCGGCTGCTCCCCCAGTTTGGATCAGCACTGAATCGCCTCTTGGGTCAAGCTCTCCCAGCGGGGTTCACGAGAGGACAGATACAAACGTCAATCTTCGAGGCACTTACCTTTCTCACCGAGTTGCAGCGTGAGGAGAACGTTCCGTCAGATGAGCAAATCCGTCGTATTCTATTTGTCAATGTGGAGAATGTCAGCCCAACATCCTACCGCTACCATTTCTCTGTTGAAACAGTGTCTGGGCGCACTGTGAGTGATTCTGGCACCATTGGGAGTTAAAGCATGGCAGTGAACGTTCGTACAAGGCAGCAAATCATCAACGATCTCGTCACGTCCATTAGAGAGAGGGACACCTCCATCGAGACGGGATTCGGGCCTGTCAAAGATATTGTCATTGATCCTGTTAGCCTGTTGGCACGGGAGATGTATCTACAGGTGAAGCGTGTTTTCGATGTTCAATTTCTGAAGAATGCGGAGTTGATGACGACGGAGGAGTTGGATCTTCTTGGAGAGTCTCTTCTAATCAAGAGGAAGGGTCCTCGCTCGTCTGTGGGCTCCGTCTTTTTCCTGACCTCCAGCAAGCCTGTAAGCAACATCACGGTCCCCGCTGGAACTCCAGTGACAACAACTCCTGTGGCAACTTCGGTGGGATTTCAGTCGTTCGTTACTACCCGAACGGCGATTTTCTATGCCTCCTCCGCTGATGCTTTTTTCAATCCCTCTTCAGGTTACTACGAGTTTGAAGTTCCTATAAAGGCGCTAACTCCTGGCGCCGCTGGCAACAGTGCAGCGGGGACGATCAGGACTCTTCAAAGACAAATTCCTAGTGTTGCCAGTGTGTTGAACAAATCTTCAACCACTGGGGGTCGAGACACTGAGACAAACACTGAGTATGCCCGTCGTATTCGGTTGGCTCTTCTTGGCACTGATAGGGGAACGAGTGGTGGTCTTCGTCGTTTCGGGCTCGACGATTCTCGTGTGGTAGATGCTTTGATTGTTCAATCGGGCGATCCCCTCTTGATCCGTGAGGAGCAAGTAGCGGGAGCTGTCGATGTGTACGTTCTTGGTGAAGAGGCCACTGTAGACCAGCAGCCTGATGTCTATACTGGGTTGGATATTGCTTTTCGGAATGAGCCTATCATTTTCCCATCACCTGTTTCCCAGGTGAGTGGGTCCATAGTAGGCGTGTTGACAGAGGGAGTTCACTATTTCGTCGTCCGTGACGCAATTTTGGATGGCAGTGCAGAGGCTCGAAATCTTCTCCGCTGGAATCGAGGGGCAGTTGGCTTGCCTGCTTTGGGGGAGTCACTTACCATTGAGTACACGTATGACAAACTCATTCAGGACTTGCAGGACGCTTTAGCTGCACCAGAAAATGACATCCTTGCTAATATTCTATTCCGTGCTTCGACACGAGTAGACATCCAGCTTTCTGTGAAAGTCAAGGCCGTAAGCGAGGCCAATCTTTCGGAACTTGAGGATAGTGTTCGATCCGCGATCATTTCATTCGTGAACACGAGGGGTCTCGGTCAGAGCATCATCCCTTCGGATTTGGATTCGGTCATCCATTCTATTCCTGGGGTGGATTACGTGTTTCTACCTTTCACCACGTTGGCAAAACTAGGCGAGCAGGGTTCGGAAACCGTTGTCATTGAAAAAAACGAATATGCGTCTATCTCGGACGGCGCGATAACACTTGAGTTGAGCGTGTAATGGCGACTTTCAGGGATTTCTTTTATGGGGCTAACCTCGGAGTTTGGGAGGAGGCCATTGCGGCTGTTCTCCAAGGTATCGAGGACGAGAGGGAAGCGGCTCTCAACGCTGTTTACCTTAGCACCGCCATCATCAACGAACTTGCAGACCGTTATGGGGTAATGGTGGGCTCAAAGCCTGACCCCTCGTGGCAGCTTGAGGTTTTTCGAGAGCATCTGCAGGAAGTTATTCAGGCATACTTGATGTGCTCCTGTACGAGGAAAGGGGTAACACAAACAGTTGCCGCTACAACACAGATTCCCTCGATTCTACGCCCGATCCAGTTGCTTCAGCGCTGG